TCACCTTTATCAGAACCTTCAGTTTGAGCAGCGATGTTGTTAGTCAAACCGCTATTCTCACGATAGTAAACATAAAGACCGCTTTCGCTTCTTACAGTTGGGATTAAATCACGGAAGTTGATGCTTTGTGCTGGTTGGATAGCTGGATTAGGAGCATAAGATGCTTGTGCATCACCAGTTAAGTTACCAGATAAAGTCATTGTCTTAACATCAGATAAGTCTAAACGATACTTACCATTGTTCTTCAAAGACTTCTCCATTGCATCAAAGTTACCATCTAATTTCTCTAAGATAACTTCATCCATAAACTTTACTTCTTTCTTAGCAGCCTTCTTTTGAGATGCTAATTGTCCGTCGATTTGCTTTTGTAACTCATCTTTTACAACAGTTACTTGTGCAGATACCTCTTTAATTTGAGCTTCTGCGTTAGCTTGAAAACCTTTAAGGTTCTCCGCCATTTCGTTGATTAAATTTTCCATTTTTACTTTTTAAATAGATTGTTAAATTGCTTAATTGCCTTTAATACTTCTTCATTATTCTTTTCTTCAACTTCTGGTGTCGGCTCAATTGATGGCTCGGATTGAGTGATTGTTTCAGTAATTTCCAAACTTAATAATTCAGCTTGTATTTGTTTTATTTGAATCTCCATCAAAGCAAAGGTGTCATCTGTGAATGTACCACCTCTAAATGCCTTGATTAAGTTTTCTAATCTTATTGATAAGTTTTCTTTAGTTTCTTTGAACTCACCCTTGAAACCCAATGTTGGTGTTTCTGGATTAGCACCCCAAAGAACCGCAGAACCTTCATATAGTTTTAATTCGGTAATTGTACGAACACCAGTCTTTTGGTTTACATCCGACTTTAATGTACTAAAACCGATTGAGTGTTGATTGATTAAACCAGCTTCATATAACTTGATAGCATCTTCGCCACATTCAGTTTCTATTAAGTCTGTAACCGCAACAAGCATATCGCCTTCTATGTACAATTCTTTAGGCTTACCCAAAGTGTGTGCCATATCAGCTTTATGGTCTACTAAAGACCAAATCATATTCTTGCCTTTTGGTCCACGTTCTTTGATAGTCTTGGTAAATGCTTCAGCAACGATAATATCGTTATCTAAATCAACGTTCCCAATTCTTGACCAACACGCTTTTACTGTTCTTGATTCTGGCTCTATATCCAAAATCATATCATTGTAGCTTTTGTTTTCAATCTTACTCATATAACAAAGTTATTAATTTTTTTTAATCTGCTAACAAATCTCTTATTAAGTTAGAAATTTGCATCAAAGCCACATTATTTATCAGATTCCAAACTAACCCCATATCTCCCATTGGTGGGTTATCTTGCAACCTTTTTGGCTTACCATCCGTTCCTCTAACCGCTTCGTAACCTAACGTACAACGGCAATTGATAACATCCCCAGCACTTCCACTTGGGTCGCAAGGATGTAACATTTGCTCAAAACCTCCGTACTTAGTCTTAACATTAAATTTTTCATCGTATGCTACTTTTATTCCATCCATATGAAAATGGTCAAACGCATCTGGTGGTACTCTCCTTGTTCTTGCATCTCTTGCTGCTATCCACTCTTTTATAGTTACAAGACCAGTTGCAGCAGTTCCAATCATAGAACCATAATTTGCAGCTTTACCTGTTTCTGTTCTTGCTATCATCTCTGCTCTGTAATCCGTTATCCCAGCAGTTCTTAATAGCTTGATTGTTTCTTGCATAGTTAAACCTTCCTCAACTGACTTCATCAAGTATTGTTGAATCTGATTCTTAGTTGTTTGAGTTATTTCCTTAGCTACTTTATCTAATCCTTTTTGTTCTAAATAAGCTAACATAAGGTAAGTAAACAAATCAGTTTGATTACTCTTAAACTCCTCTGGACCGAAATAACCTTTAACTTGTTTAGAAACGTTTTTCTCGGCAATTTGTGCCATCTTAACGCCCATTGCAATATGAACGTTTTGGATGGTCTTTTTTATCTTCTTATCGCTTATAGCGTTTAAATCTTGGGTATCGCAATAAGTATCCACTTGCCTTTGTAGTTCTTTCTTGAACTTAGGTGAGTAGGTTTTTATTGCGTTTAAATATAGTTTTCTATAATCTTGCCAAATCATTTGTTAGGATTGTATGCCCAATTCTTTAAGGAAATATCCCTCTTAGATGGACACTCTTTGTTTACAGGTTTGCCTTGCTCCATATTTTTCATTCTACTAACAAAACTAATCGTTCTGTTTGCAGACTTAACTTCATTTGCACCCCAATCAGCCTTTTTCTTGCTCAATAGATTTAAGTTCCTATTTACTGGACTTCTATCTAATGACGCTAAACGTGAGCATTTAGTTTCACTCCAAGCCTTTAACTCCGAGTAAGACATATTCACAGTATCGTGATATTTTGCGTACACTTCATCAACCATTTCGTTGAGGTCAGCTTTAAGGTCAACCTTTAAATCAAATAACTTGTCTATAATTTCTTGGCTATTCATTTGGTAATGTTAATGGTTGAAATTCATCTGGACTTTGTAAACTTGAAGGAATATATAATTTCTCCATTTCCGCTTCGTCTATGTAAGGTGGAATCTCTAATCCCATTATATCCATCTTTTGCTTAGGTGCAATCCACCAAGCCTTATCTAACCATTCTACTTGTTCTGCTTTGTTCGCTTCTAATTCACCATAAACAGTTGGGTCAAAGTCAACATAAATATCAGTTCCACGATATCCCCAATCCGAATGTAGTTTACGATTTAAGTTATCTCTAATACCAACTAACAAAGGAATAGCACAACGAACTGTCAATGCTTTCTCTCCTTCTCTTTGGTTGTTGTAAGTCTTATTGTCAGCATCGTTCAATAATTGAGAAGGTACTCCATAAATATTACAAAGTGCTTTCATATCCCACTTCTCACTCTCAATGATATCTAATTCAACAGGACTTAATCCGATTTGCTTCCAGTCTACTTTGTAACCACTAACTGCAATTGAATTAAAGTTAGCAGAGCCACCTTTCTCGCTTACTGCTCTTTTAAGTGCTTGTGCTTGTTGTGTTCCACTAATAGGGTCAAACCTATCATCATTCATAAAAAGAACTCCAGCTGGACCACCATTCTGGAAAGATGCAACCGCCGCAGTCTTGGCTTCGTTCGAACGAGTCAAGTTTCTCGCAGCAGCCATCAAAGGAGATTGACCATATAGTTGATTCCCAGTTGTATTCCATTGTAAGTTTATGTATTTATCTTGTAGTACCTCTTGCTTAGTAAAGTTCCAAAGTGGACCATAGTTTAATTGGTAACCGCTAATAGTTGGTGGGAAGTTTTGAATGTCCGCTAACACGTACATATATTGAGAAGGAAGCACGTACATCTCGTATGGCTTACCATCGTTATTACCACCTTCAATCATCTTTGCGTAAACAAAAGAGTTTCCTGTAACTAATTTAAAAGTACACCAAGCCTCTACGAAATCACCAAAGGTATCTTCTTCATTAGGATATTTTAACAACTCGTTTAATCGTGCATCTTTTGTATATATTTCAAACGCTTTCTTATGTAACTTCTCTACATCCTTCCAGTTCTCAATCTTATCTGGTTGGCTCATTAACGCTTTGTATTTCTTTGCAGAAGTTTCATCAACCACTCTATAAACGTGGAATGGAGCAAGTTTTGCTTTATCCGCAATTAATTTCACAATTGAATAAACTATATCATTTGCTGAATAACCATCATTAACAAAGCTAATGTTATCGCCACCTTGCCAAGTTATTATCCCTTGTTGTATTGCAACTTGTCCGTTAAAAGGAATTTGAGGTAGTACAGTAGATAGTTTTTGTCTTTTACCAAAAAAGTCAAGTAATCCCATTATATATGAATTTTAACAAAGTTAGACAATTTATCCTAAAATACCGACACCTCAAATTTTAGCTTGGTTAAATGCGTAAACACGGCATACCTACAAGCATCCATCAAGTCATCGTTTGCCTTTACAGGTTCTTCTATTACGTTATCGTTTTTATCCTTTTTCCATTTGTAAGACATAAACTCCCTTCGTAGGTTTTTGCTATTGTAGTGCAAGTTTATTGGATAAGACTTCATTTTTACTATCCCAGCCCATACATCCTTTTGTGCTGGTTTAATATTAAATCCTTGTCTGTAAAGTTCCTCAATAGACTTAGGCTCGGCAGCATCCGCATAGATTGTTGCTCGTTCTGGTAGCTTTTCTTTTATCAATTTTGATAGGTCGCTAAGAGTAAGTCCGCTTTGATAAACTATTTCCTCAAAGTAGTTTTGTCCTTCGTAGTGAGTAACCTTTATAAGTGCAGCTGGGTGGACATAGCCAAAGTCTAATCCATAGAATACATCACCATCTGGTGCTTCATCGTATTGCTTCCATTGAGTATAAATAATTTCCTTTGCAGAGCCTCGTTCCCCTAATCCGTAAACCTTCCACATAAAGTCATCTGGTAAGTCCTTGTATTGCTCAATGTTTCTTATTTGGCTATCGCTTAGGTTTGATATGTTATTTAGGTAGGTAGAATGTATGCGTTTGTTTTTTGGATTATCAGCTACCTCATACACCCAAGAAATAAAGTCAGCTGGATTCCAGTCTAAAAATACTTGTCCAGTTGTACGAATTAAAAGCTGGTCAAACAATGCTTTACTAATTAAGTTTGCCTCGTTTACAAATAGTATGTCTCTTGCTGGTCCTTTTGCTTTGTCAGGGTCTTCAAGTCCGAACAACTCAATGTAAGAACCGTTTTTAAAAGTATAAATAAAATCGGTGTAACGAAACTCCTTCTCATCCCATATATTCCATTGCTCTAATATATTTTTAAAGTCCCTGTAAACTCCTCTTTTAATATGTGGAAGGGAATGCGATACCATTGAAATCCTTGTATTAGGATTGCTTATTGCAATATGTATTAGTAACTGAACAACTGAATAGCTTTTGCTTGACCTTGAACCACCTTCATTGCATATTATAGGATATCCTTCCTCGTATGCCTTTTTATTGGCATAGAATACAGGTGTAGCCTTAATCTTTAATTGGTTGACAATCTGCATCTGGCTCAATAGTTATTTGAACACTACCCTTAATATCAGCAGTAATGTCTGTTGTTTGTTTAGGTCTGCCCTCTAATCTATCTAAAAGAATCTCGTATGCTTTTAGGTCTCCCTTTCTCGCCTTTGCTATGATTTGCATATCTAATTGTTCAGCTATGCTAAACTCCTCATCTTCTCCTGTAACTGGGTTGCGTACCTTAGTAACTAACTCTAATAAACGTAAAAGTCTTGTCTTGCTATTAGGAACACCTTTAGGTCTTCCGTTTGGGTTTCCGCTTACCCCTTTTTCAAATTGTGTATCTATATTTGGAAATGCCATAAGTTACCTGTTTTTTACCTGTATTACAAAATTACCCCATTCTTCTTGATAATCAATGAAGGGTCAAGTTTTTGCATCCTATCTATAATCACTTGGCAGTATTTTGGGTCAAGTTCTGTTCCGTAACATTTGCGACCTAATTGATGCGCTGCTACCATTGTTGTTCCACTACCCAAGA